TTTAATTTTAATGTGCTTACTGTTATAGGTACTTGTTGGTATGCTGTAACAACCTCACATCTTATTTGATTATTTTTGTCAAATTCTTCTTCATCTACATCTTCAGGTTTTAAAGTGACTGTGTCACCAACAATCAAGTGTGGTCTAGTTCCTATAACACTACTTTGATTTACAGTTATGACTGAACCAACCGCAACTTCATGAAAATCAGCATTAATGATACATTCTGTTATACCTACTTGACCGCCGATACCAACTCTTTTAGTATTTCTAGCATCAAACGTTAAAGCGTTTAAAGGTCCTTTTTTTATTACAGTAACATCTTCTTCAGTAAAATCATAAGCATCAGAAGCCAAACCGTTTGAAGGTAATAGTGTCGTGTGAGTCGTGAAGTTTACAGATCCATACGTAGTTGCATCGCCTTTAAATTTACTTATATTTATTACTTTTGGTTCATTTAAGTTATCTGTAAAAAATAGTAAACCATCTATAATGTTTATACCAGTTAAAAGGTGTGTTATACTGAAATTTAAAATGTTATTAGTATCTACTATAACAGGTTTAACTTCATTTCTTACTTGATCGTATTCAGCAATAGCATCTATACTAGTACCCTTAATAAACCAATATATTTTTTCGTTTTCAGTGTCAGCAATACTACCAACACAAGTAGCTCCTGATATATTAATAAAACTTTTTTGTAGATTACCTAGAATATTTTGAGCTGCACCAATACTACCGCTTTCAGAGTTAGCTAAATCGATATTCATAGCGTCCCTGTATTCACCATTAGGCAATATTCTTTCGTCCAGGTCTTTATTCATTCGACCTGCTTGAAAAGTGTGTTTAATTTCCGGCATATTCTAGTGTTTTATTACTTTTGATTTACCTCTCATTATTTGAGTAAGTTCTTCTGCTTTGTAATTAGTTAATCTAATTTTAGCATTTCTCATAGCTGCAAACCTTTCTTTTTTGTATCTAGCTATTATATATTCAGGTATACCTATTCTAGTTGATAAAATAGCATGTGCAACCCATTTATATAAAGCTTCTTCAGCAAACTTATGTATAACCGCATCTTCATCTACCGCTATACCATCACTAACATATTTTAGTATAATTCTTTTGCCACTCATATCTGAGCTAAAATGTATATTACCTTTTAAATGATCTATGTAAAATACACCATTTTTTTGAGCGTGCTGAGGATCTAATCCATATCTTCTACCATCATTGTATAAATAAAAATCAGCATCAGGATCGTCTATATTTGTATCTACATCTGTAGCTGTGCTTGATAAATAACTATTCCATGTATCTGAGTCACTAGCTACTGAAACATTACCGCTACTATCAAATATATAACCAAAGTCACTAGCTTGAAGCGGTGCTGTTGGGTTACTTGTTTTTATAGCTGGGTATAAAGGTCTTTCTATACCATCAGTACCAGAGTGTGTTACTTTAACATAATTAACGTAATCGTGGGGTAATGCCATTTTTAAAGATGGAGGTAATTCTATTTCTATAGCTTTTTCTGATCTTAATATATCGTAGTTAAACTCTTGCAAACCTCTTTGAGCATGGAAAAGTACATCAGCTCTTTTTATTTTTGATATTATTTTACCTTCACCAACATAACTTATTTTAAAGTTATTTATAAACTGTTGTAAAGAAATATATTGATAATTTCCAAAATCTGGATTTATAATTGAAACAACTACAACATCACCGTTAGTAGCTCCTGATCCTAAAGTTATTGTGTTTGTTGTTGCGCTAAATGAAAAGTTAGTTGTTATAGTACCATTTATTGTTACATTAAATGCACCAGCTGTATCTGGCATTGTAGCTAAATTATTTAATAACGTTTCATTGTCAGGAAAAGTTAAAGGGAAAGCTGTTTGCCCACCGGCTGCTGTAAAACTTTCTGATCCGTAATATTGTTGTTGTGTTCCTTCAAATAATGGCATATCTATTTATTTTCTTGTTGTACGTTTTGTGCTTCCTCTGTAGCAGCAACTTGATAAACTTGAGGATCTTTTAATGTTATTCCTGCTAATTCTAATATTTTAATAACTAATTCTGTTTCTTCAGAGTCATGTAGTTCAAAATGTGTAGCTAAGTTTGCGTTATACAATGCTTTACCATTTGTATTATTTATAACGTAAGCCCAATTAACAGTAGCAGGATTAGCTATGTAATTACAGTAAACGTTAGTTAATATATTTGTTGGAAACACTTGTATCGCTAATTCACCATTTGTAGTTGTCTGTGATCTAACGTAAACAGGTCTTGTAAGTGCGGGTGCTGTTAAAGGAGAGTTCTGTATATGATGCACCTCATTTTGATTGATTTTTTCTATTTCTATGTAACCACCTCTATATTTAAAAAATAGTTCACCCATTCTGTAATGAGCTGGTAAAACGCCAACACCATTACCAGCTGACATATCAACACTTTGTCTAAATCTTTCAAATATATCTATTTTTTCTTGTAGTATATCTACTTGATCAGCGTACGTGTAATCGTTACCTGGTATTCTGCTAAAAGCGTTTAAATCATAAAAATATTGCTCAAAAATATCCATTTGAGCTTGGTTAGCATACAGATTAAATTCTTGAGGAGTAATATATCCTCTCTGTTCTTTGTTAGCTATTGCCAAAACTCTTTGATAAACTGTATCTATATTAACCATATTTTTTTTTATTTATAGTAGTGGTCACCCATAGAGATGACCACTCTATAAGTGATTAATTATTTTAATCTTTTTTCTAATGTAGCTAAAACTTCTAATCCTTCATCAGTTTTAAACCATGCAGCTAGTGCAGAGTATGGATGCTCATCGAATGGAACAGTGAATAATTTTCTACCGTTTGATTTCCATTTAAAACTTCTGTTATCACCTGATAAAGATATGATGTTTTGCTCTACAGCTTTTATTCCTAAGTTTCTAAGTTGAACATTTTCATCGTTTGCTAATTCTAAAAATAAACCAGGATTTTGTTTAGCCATAACTAAAACATCTCTTTTAACTTCACTAGATGACATTTTAGACACTATACTACCTTTTTCTACTCTTAAAATTCCTTCCATCTCTTCTATAGACATAGACTTCGCAGCTGATAAAGCTTCAAACTCTAATTCTATATAATCAACTTGGTTTACTGCTATAGCTTCATTATCATCTTCCATGTACGTAGAGTCTTTAGAAGGGTGATATAAAGATAACAATTGCTGTAATGCAACTTTTTCTTTTGGAACATTTAAACTACCGTTTCTAAAAACGATATGTCCTAATGTAGCTGTTCCTTTTTGCTCATCAACAAATGGTGATGGCTGATTAGTAGCGTATCTCAACTCTCTATTATAACCTAATTCTTCATCAAAAAATAATAAAGGTTTAGCCGCTGTATGTTTACTTGATATTTTATATATAACAGGTGTTTTTTGACCTTTAAGTATATATAATCTGTCTTTGTACTCCCAGTTTTCTGGAAGATTTATTCTTGCTTTTTTCATGATATAATATAATAAAAATTAATAAAAATAAAGAGGAGGGGCGATACGTATACCGCCCTCTCAACTTTATATAAAAATAAATGTTATGATACTCTCTTTAATAACACAAAGTTATTTGCAGCTTGTACACATAAACATCTTTCTGATAAGAAGTTAACTTGCATCTTATCTAATGTAGAAGTATAATTTCCACCAACAGATCCTGTAATCCAAGATTTCATTTTTCTGTCGTCAGCTTCAGAAGCTCTATATCTAACATGTAAGAATGGTCTTGAGATATTTTTACCTAAAGACTCATCATATACTGTTGAAGTTCCAGCAGGAACGATAACACCTTCGATGTCAGAGAAACCTCCTCTTGTTACTGAATCATTTAAGTATTTCCAGTCAGTTTTGTAGAAGTCATAAGAACCTCTTCTGAAACCAGAGAAACCTAAATTAAGCGCCATATCCTCAGAGTTGTTGAATACACCGTAAGATGTACCACCTGAACCGTAAGAATTTTGAGCAGCTAACATGTTGTCAATACCTAGAGACGTAGCTCTATCTAAGAACATCATGTTTTCTTCGATAGCTCCTTGCTTGTCTAATTCGTTAAGAATTAAATCAAACTCAGATAAACCACCACCACCAGCAGGATCAAAATCTTCATCTTCAAATACTAAACCTCTGTCTTCTAAAGCAGCGAAAAGACCTTCAGTACCATAGATATTAGCGTTAGTTAGTGCAGTAGCGCTAGCTTCTTCACCTTCTATCATAGCCATTTCTAAGTAGTCGTTAAATCTTAATCTTGCTTCAGCTTCAGACTTTAGGTACCATAGGTAACCAGAAGCTCCGTTTTCTGAAGTAACTTCAACCCAACCAATTTGAGCAGTATCAGAACCGTTTACACTGTACTGATCTCTAATGATGATTGGTCTATTGCTGAACTGAGTAAATGAAGCATCTTTTGACTTGTAACTTGAAGCCATTTCAGATCCTTTACTAAATTCAGTACCATATACAAATACAGTGTTAGCATCGTCAGTATCAGCGAAGTTAACTTCAGTACCTGAACCTGATAAGTTCTGTTGTGTATAAGGTTGTAGTGTAGCAGCAGTTGCTCCAACAGCTGAAACATAACATTTCAACGTTTTTGCTACTGATGCAGATATAATAACTGTATCACCTACATTAATTAAGTGATTAGCAGGAAGTACAATAGTACCACCATTACCACCGCCATTGTTAGCGTCTGTAATAGCTACACCTGTGTACTGTGTGTGGATTCTTCCTTGTTCAGACCAAATTACTTGATCAGACGCAAGTGGCATTTCCGCGCCAACCATACCTAGAAAACCAGATATAGTTCTTTTTCCGAATCTCTCCACTTCTTTTTCATAAATTTCTGGCAAGAACTGAGCAGCAAAAGTACCACCACCTGAAGCGGAGTCAAATGCTAAATAGTTATCTGCAAACAAATTCTGAACAGGACGAGGAGTGACGTGTGCTAAAGCCGTTGCCGGGTTGTTAGCACCTGAAACATTAAAACTCATAATTGTTTAATTTTTAAATTGTTTAACTTTATTTTCTAATTTTAACTCGGAGTTGCCTTGAATCGTCGCCACTAATAGCTTTTACTTTAATACCACCAGCTTCAACTACACCTGAGTGAGTTTGCCTAGATGACATATCAACGTTTTTTGCTTTAGCCATACTATCCTTGATAGCATCTGCTTTACCTTGTTGATAAAAGTGATTAGCTACAGCATCTGGATTCATTGCAGTGTACAAAGCTTTGTGATAACCTTTAGGATCAATTAATTGATTTTTCTTATCTAAAAACTTAGAAGCAAAATTATTAATATCACTTTGTGATTGTTTCACCTTGTCAGCATTTTTAACATTATATCTGTATCTTTTATCACCAACGTTAAATTCAAAACCTTTGAATTCATTATTAAATAAACTGTTAGTTTGTTTTTCAAAAACAGATCTTTGTTCTTCAGCGACTTTGTTACTTTGTTCACTTTCCTTGTTGTACCTGTTGAAAAAATCTATAGCTTTTTGTTGGTCTGGAGTCAACTTGCTCCCCGCCTTGATTTCTTCGTAATATTTGGACTTTTGCCCGTCCAAGTGGCTTTTAGCGTTTGCAACTTGCTCCTTTAACGCCAATTTTTTACGTTTAACTTCTATTTCTTCATCGACTTCTTCGTCGTAAGAATATAAGTCTTTCATAACAAAACTAACTTCTTCATCACTAAGATGTGGTTTAGTTTGTTTTAAATATTCTTTTACTAGTTGATTATCATCGTAACTACTATAGTCTTGATTTAATCTAACATAATCTTCAAGACTTCCACCAGTGTCATTCATAAAGTCTACAACTTTTTGAATATTTTCCGGTAAAGGTTGTCCTGTTTCTTCAGCTTGCTCAATAGCTTCAACAACTTCTTCTTTTGTTTCTTCTACTTTTTGCTCAACCTCTTCTTCGGTTATCTCCTCAATAACAGGTGTATCTTCTACTTCTGTTTTTTCTTCAGGAGTAACTTCTTCTTTTACTTCTTCAACAACAGGTTCTTCTTCTTTTTTACTCAAATCAACTTTTGTTATATTGTTTTCTTGAGTAACGTTTTCTTTTTTTACTTTACTTAAATCAACTTTAGCAATTTCTTGCTCATTTTTTTTATCAAATTTTTTAGGTGTTTTAGGTGCTTTCATTTTCATGTCACCACCTTCTTTTACAACCTCTTCAGTTTGATTAGGTTGTTCTACAACCTTTGCTTCGGTAGGTTGAATTTCTTCAACTACCTTTTCTTCTTTTTTAGCCATAATATAATATTATATAATTAAACAAATTATCTAGGGCCAAACATGCCTAAATCTAAACCAGCTAAATTATCGTTACCAGCTGATTCAAAGTTTTTAGGAGGTTTGCCCGTGTTTCTCTGATCTATTAGTTCAGATTGTTGAGAGGCTTGTATTCTAGTTCTCTCGTCTTTTCTATCTTCTTTATCTTTTTCTTTAGTCTTCACTACTTCTTGCTCCATATTCTTTAATTGCATGTTATATTGGAATTCTAATGCCATTAACTCCTTTTTTAACCTAGCTTCTTCCATAAGCTTTTGTTGGTCTATTTGAGCTTCTATTTGTAGTAATTGAGATTTTTGCTGTGTTATAGCTTGATTCTTTTGAACTTCAGCTTGTGCAGCTACTTGTTGAGCTTCAGCGTTTGCTTGTGCTTGCGCTTGAATATTTTGTTGTTGTAACATTTGATCTTGCTCAAACTTCTTTTTACGTCTTATTTTTAATACTTGATTAGCAAGTTTTAAATTTTTAATTTCTCTAACATCAATAGCATCTTCAAGATTTATACTATCTTTTGCTAAAGCAGCTTGTATATTGTTTTCAAGCATTTGTTTTTCTTCTTCATCTGGTGCTAATTCAATAAATATACCAAAGTCATATAAATGAAGGTTAGTCATTTCATCTAAAGTAGCAACATTGTGAGCACCTATTTTTTGAATAAAAGCTTCTTTCGTTGGTGAGTATTCTATTATATCAGATATTCTTAAAGATATTCCTTCACATAAGTCAGTTGTTAAGAATAAACCACCTTGTAATATATGTCTTGTAGCTGTATTGCTATTTGCAGCAGCTAGTTTTTGAACACCAACTAAAGCGTCTTTTGAAGGAGTACTAGCGTCTCTAGCTTCGTTTAAACCAGTCACATCTCTTATCATTTGTAAATAATAATTATACGTACCAATTAAACTTTGTATTTTTCCACCACCGTTACCAGACTGTATTTCTTGAATAGGTACTTTACCTGGATTCATATCGCCTTCGCCTGTAAATGACCTACCTATAACAGAACCTGTTTGAAAGAACATGTTTAAAGCTTCTTGTGGATTATAGTTTGTTCCATTACCCAAATCTATTTCAGCTAAACCATCAGCGTCTAAATAAACACCATCTGGAACCATTCTAGATAACACCTGTTGTAACTTTAAATGTGTAAGCTGTATCATATCAGCAAAACCTGTTATTCTACCTACAAGTGATTCTATTCTACCTTTATACATTCTAGGTGCACATATACTATAGTTCATTTTAACTTTAGTATAATCGCTTTTAGGTCTAACCATGTTTTTAGCCATTTCCCATTTAAGCATTTTATCTGTGCCTAATATCATAGCTCCTTCATATAAAACCTCTAAAACTCTTTCAAGCTTACCAAATCTTTGTTCTAAAACTTCTACAGGTGGATCAAAAGTATCATCTCTCATTATGATTTTTTCAGCACCACTAGCAGATTCTTTTAATTTATAAACCTCGTTCATGTAAGTTTTATAATTAAAATATAAAACTCTTACTTGGTTTTTGTCTATTTTTTCACCTACATAAGCAGATTTATCATGTACTCTATTGTTTTTAAAAGATTGACCTGATATTTCTTCTAACTCTTGATCTGTTAAATTAGGAAATTCTTTTTTAATTTCGTTTATAGGTAATGTTTTTACTTCACCTACATAATATAGATCGTCAAAATAAGGTGATTCTGTATAAGAATAAACTAAATTAGCAGGATCTACGTATTCAACCTTAACACCTTCGGCTTGATTAAATGTATGTTTTACAGCTCCTATACCTAACGTAACTAAATCATAGTTAACTCTTTTTCTTGTTAAATCGTATCTATTACCATTAAGCAATACGTTTATAGCTTGTTCTTCAGCTAATTCCACAGCTTGTTTATAATTAAGCTGCATATGTAATTCTAACTCTTCTTCAGAATCAGGTAATTTAGCTGGAGGTGTAGATGATAGACTTATACCAAAAGCTTCTCTTGAAAACTCATCTAACTCTCTAGTTCTCATGTCAGCTAATATGTTTTCCATATAAGCAGTTCTTTTACTCACACCGTAAGGATCTTGTGAGTAAGCTTTTACGTCAAACACTCTCTCAGATATGCCGTTGACTACTATGTCAACAAATTTAGGTATAATAGGTACTGGCCTCCAGTCTAAATTAAGATAAGATAAATCACCGTTAATAGATAATTCATCTTTATATTTTTGTATTGATTGCTCACCTCGAGCATATAATCTAAGTTTATGATAGCTATTTTCATTGTTATGGAATTTGTTAAAACCAACGCCTTCGTCAAACCACTCTTTTTCAATAGCTTTACCTATCTTTAACCCATAGTCTGAGCTAACCTTTTCTTGGTCGCTAACGACTTGACTTGGAAAATAACCTTTTATATATGAATCAGCCATATTAGTTTTCTATTAATTTTGATTGTAAGCCTTTTTGTTTATATCTTGCAATACTTATATTTAGTTTTTCTTTTTTTACACTAGCATTTGGATTATATAAATGCCTATTACACGCCATTATAGCTAAACCGGAGCTTATAGTTGCGTCAAATTTTGTTCTATTGTTTATATCAAATTTAGCCCAGTCTTGCAACGTTTCGTTAAAATACATATTACCATGTGAACCATCTTGTCTAGTACCTACATTACTTTGTATGTACATTTCAATTGCTGCAGCATGAGCTTGTTTAACATCTTCACTTGAATTAGGTATGCCACCTATTTCTTTTTCCGTTAAAGAAAGTTTATTCCATAATTTATCTGGCCTATTCATACTAAAACCTCTGTAACCTCTTCTTTTTAAATAATACAATAATCTTGGTTTATTGTTTTCAGCAAGTATTGGCATCCCATAAAATACTAAAGCCATTAGCATATCTTCAAAAAATATTTCAGAAGTTGCTGGTCTTGCCACATATTCTAAAAAGAATTGATTAGGTGGACAATCTTCCATACTAAACTTAGTTAAACCATGTAAAGAACCTTTAGATCCTCTACCGTCAACTGTACCTGATATATCGTAACTATCACATCCAAAAGCTCCCATGTGTTCGTTACCAGGATACTTGTAACCGTTTTTAATTACAACTCTATTTTGTAAATGCTGAGGTGGTACCCAAGATACCTTAAATCTACCTTTTGCATCAGGATAAAATATAACATTTGTGTCTTTTACTCCATTTATCCACTGAAAATTACCTTTAGTATAAGGTGCATTTGTCTCCTCGTTAAAATCTATTTGTTCGTATATTTTTGCTAAATTAAATATACTATTTTGTGTCTCATCTCTAAATGCGTGCTCTGTTGTTCTTGGAAACTGCCTATAAAACTCGTTTAAAGCGTCTCCGTCATGTTTTAAACCATCAACTTCATTTTGCCAATGATCTATAACCCCTATGTCTATAAAGTCCCCGTAAGGTCCTCTAACCTCTTCTGTCGGCGTTTCGAAGACAGGTAACCCATAAGAATCAATGAATCCTTCGTAATTCCATTCCATAGGTATGAACAAACTATATAATCCCGAGCTAGTCTGTCCATTGCGGTTTCTTTGTGTGACATCTGAGTTTTTGTATAATTTTTTGAAGTTATCACCACCTTTATCTAAAGCATTTGATGTTGAACCCATCATACACTTACCAATAATTCTACTACCTAATCGTAGTGTTGTTTTAGTAACTCTCCAGTTATTTAATATATTGTTAGGTCTTTCCCACTTACCTGATTCATCATGTACTAACAACTTTAATTTTTCACCATCATAACTATTATCACCGGTATTTTTCCAGTCAATAGTTGTATCTAATCCAGTAAGCTCTTCAGGTCTATCTGTTTTACTAGTGATGTTTCTTCTTGTAAGTTTACTAGCTGGTACTCTATATGCCAATTCTGTTTTTGGCCTGTCCATACCGTCTTGTATTGGTTTAAAGAAGAAAGGGTAGTTAACCGATATTGGCACCACTTTGTCTGTAAACATTTTTTTAGCATCTGGTCCTGACTTAGATAGTATACCGAATCTTGAGTCAGACGATATTGTCGCTGCGTTAACAACTTCTCCTGATGCCATAAACGAAAATCCAGATCGTCTGTTTTTAAGGTAACACATACCGTAGCATCGTTTATCTGCTTTACAAGCTTCCCAGAATATGTAGAATAATCTGTTTGCTTCCCTAAAGTCTGGGTTCCCAACATCAATCTTGGACCACTGCAAGTACATATAATGAGTGCCAGTAATATAAGTTGGAATACCTTTATTGTAAAACCAAAACCCTTCATCTCTTTTCTTAAACTCATTTTCTATGTAATCTATATATTTGTTTTTAAAATCATCAGGGTAATCTCTCCAATCAAATATAGTTTTTACTCTTTTAAGTTCTTTAGGATAATCTGTTATTTGCCAACTGTCATTGTTAAAACTTGTAACTTCTTTAGGAACTTTAGGTAGAGCTATTTTTAAATTTTGTATTTCATATATCTCACCAATTTGACCTGTTTTAGATATAACAACTATATCATGTTCTTTGTTATACCCATAATCCCATTTTTTAGATTTATTTAATCTTTTAATAGTGTTTAGCTTTACAGTGTCAACAACTCTATATAAATCTTGATTATACATTATACTCTTTTATATTTATTTTATAACTAGAGTCTAAACCTTCTTCATCGATTAATTCATGACATCTTTTTGTAGCTTGAATAAAATAAGATTTTTTAGACTGATAAAATGGTTTATGAGTCGTATTACTTACTTTACATATACTAGGTCGATCCTTATATATAGAACATTCGTTACCAATTAAATGAGCACAAGATCCATCTTTTTTTATAGGCAAACCATATTTAGCACCATCCATTTTACCAGCAGCTCTACAACAAGCTCCGCATTTAGAACATAAAAACTCCATTACTTAGATCTTCTTTCTGCAAAACCGCTAAATGTTTTTGGTTTTTCATCTTCAACAACCTTACCTTCTAATAAAGCTTTTTCAGTTTCAATTCTGTTTAATATCTCAAATGCATCGAATATTGCGAGCTTTTTAGTGGCTGCAGCGTTCTTGAGTCTATCGGCTGAAACATCATCATCAGTTTCAACAATTGGTTCTTTC